GCTTATGCCGTCCTTTTGGTAAGATTGTGCCATCTTTTTGGCCGTATCAACAATAGATCCCGTGAATTCCGCGGCCGCGCCAACCGCGCCCTCATTAGTCTTGATATTATAATTAACAGTGACGTTCTCCTGCATGTAGAGACTAATTTGTGTTTTAGTTGTTTTTTTCTTACCTTTTAATGCTATACTTCTAGCACCCTCAATTGGCTTTCCCTGAGTCAAGTCTAAAATTTCAAAAATTATAAAATGAGCTGGAGTTGGTCTTCCATTATTCGACTCAAATGAATTCGGAAATTGTAACAGTTTTTTTGGGGCTTTTCTTTTAACAACACCAGCATTCGGATCTTCACTGGGTCCACCATCGCGAGTGGCAATGACAGAATTTTTTGCTCTTTCCTCGGCCTTGCGTTGCAAGTCGGTTCGCGCTTTTGGATCAGGCATCGCAGCAAAGTCATCGACAGCTGTCCGCGCTGCTGTGGGTGGTCGAATCGGAACTAATCTAGACATTACTGTCTCCTAAATAAATCTACTACATATATTTATACGTTATGTCATACAAAGGACGATACACACCACAAAATCCCAAAAAATATAGAGGCGATTACAACAATATCATATACCGTTCCTTGTGGGAACTGAAGTTTATGAAGTATTGTGACAGAAGTGCCTCTATCCTTGAATGGGGTAGTGAAGAAATTATTATACCCTATATATCGCCTTGGGACAATAGAGTGCATCGTTACTTTCCCGACTTCTATATCAAGGTTCGTCAATCAGATGGAAAAGTCAAGAAGATGATTATAGAAGTCAAGCCAAAGAATCAATGTAAACCACCAACCACCACACCCAAAAGAAAGACACAGAGATGGTTCAATGAGGTCAAGACTTGGGGCGTCAATGAAGCAAAGTGGAAGGCGGCTGTGCCTTGGTGTGAAGACAAAGGAATGGAGTTCAAGATATTAACAGAGGACGATTTAGGTATTCGTTATAAATAATCATATGGCACAATCAGATTATATTCGTCAGGTATTAGATGCAGCTGAGGGTCGAGAATACTCAATACAATGGTATAGGGATAAGATAAAAGAGTTTGGAACTCCCCGTCGTCTAGATTTGCTTAGAGATGGTAGAAGAAGTGGTTCACCATCTTTTGGTAAATTGAATATGTTTGTCTATGGACCTAAAAATAGATTGACTCTGCCCTATTACGATACCTTTCCACTGGTGATGCCAATAGGTGGAATTGGTGGTGGATTTTTGGGAATCAACTTTCATTACTTACCCATACCATTGAGAATGAAATTGTTAGATAAGATAGTTAACTTTCCTAATGAGGTAAACTATCAAGGATTAAAAAGGATTAGTCTTTTGAAGCCAACCATTAAAAAATATCTAAATGGTTTTGTGAAGTCAGAATTTCGTATTATTCAACCTGATGAGTTTGTTGTAGCATCGCTATTACCTGTGCACAATTTCAAGAAAGCACAAGCAAGCCAAGTATGGGCAGAATCTAGGAGTATGGTCTAATGCCTAATAGAACTTTAAAAAATGCATTTGATATTGTGCCTGGCAGTAGAAAAACTATTGATCAATTAATCACTTCTATAAAAAATGATGGGGTTGTAAGAACTAATCAGTTTGAGGTTCGTTTTAATTTTCCTAAAGGCTTAAATGGAGGAGGCCTCCAGCCCGTTATGTCTAGAGAAGAACTTATACTTAGAGCACAAACTGTTTTTATTCCAGGCACTAATTTTTCAACAGTAGAAGATGTAAATATATACGGTCCAAATAGGAATGTTGTTTCAGGAGTAACTTATGCTAATAATGTAGACGTAACCTTTTTACTTGATAATGCACTTAAGGTAAGACAAACGTTTGATGCATGGCAAAGATTAGCATACAATGAAAATACTTGGAATTTAAATTATTATTCAGAATACACGGGTTCAATAGAAATTTATAGTATGACGAATGATAGTACCAGAGGAGCAACTAATAAAATGGGTGGACCAGCCGGGAGAAGTGGGGGTGGCACAGATGTACCAGCCTTTGGTCTTAAGTGCTGGGAAGCATATCCAATAACTATTAGTCAAGTTGATTATGATTCGAGTGCTAATAATCAATTAGGACAGATTACTATTAGTTTTGGATTTAGATATACTACAGACATATCCAGATGGGGAACAAAAGATCCTTTTACTCCACCCAGGCCTAGTGAAAATGATCCATCAGTTCCGTATGATCATGGTGAATCGCCTGTCCAACTAACATCTGGTGCACCAAAACGACAGTTTTGACATCCACGTCTAGTCTATAATTGAATTGAAAAGGAGAAAACAATATGGCTTTACCAAAACTTGAGTCGCCAAAATATGATATGACAGTTCCATCTACAGGAAATGAAATAGAATTCAGACCATTTCTTGTAAGAGAAGAAAAACTTCTTCTTCTAGCGATGGAAGAACAAACGGAGAAAGCAACACATAATGCGGTTTTAGATTTAGTGCACTCTTGCACATTCGGAAATCTTGGTAAGAAAAGCGATCCAATGTTTGATATTGAATACGCATTTATCAAGATTAGATCAAAGTCTGTTTCAGAAACTATTGAAGTAAAATTACTATGTCCAGATGATGGGAAAACTTATGTTGATAAATCTATTGATATAGATGAAATTAATATTTTGATGGATGAAGGACACTCTACTCATGTTGATTTAAGTGATACTTTATCAATAGATTTTATGTATCCAACAATTGACACAACTCTTAAATCAATGAAATTTACTAGTGATACAGAGAAGGCCTTTTTTGTAATTAAGTCTTGTATTCACACCATTCATTTTGGAGAAGATAGTTATTTTGTTGGTGACATTACGAACAAAGAGCTTGATGAATTTGTGGATAGTTTAACACAACAAATGTTTGAAAAACTGCAAACATTTTTTAATACAATGCCTAGGTTAAGACATAAAGTAGAGATCGAAAATCCTACAACTGGAGTAGTATCTGAAGTTACTCTAGAAGGGCTGGGTGATTTTTTAACCTAACTCTTTCTCATAATACCCTAGTGAATTACTTTCAAACTAATTTTGGATTGATGCAACACCATAAATATAGTTTAACTGAAATTGAAAATATGATGCCATGGGAAAGAGATATTTACGTGGGTTTATTGGTTGAATGGATAAAGGATGAAGAACAGCGAATCAAAGAACAACAAAAAGGATAAGCAAAATGAGTCCAAAAACATTAGAGCCAAAAAGCAATTATGCAAAATATGATGTAGATGGAGATGGTGTAGTGAGTGATGAAGAATTAGCAGCAGTAGCAAAACTTGAAGAACTTGAAATGCAAGAGGAGAAAGCAGATGCTCAACGTCGTATGGCGTGGATATCTCTTATTGCTATGTTGGTCTTCACTGGCTTTGTGTTTTTACCTATTTTCCCCGATTCAAGAATCCAAGCCCTTGCTGATCTTTTTGGTCTATTCTATATCGGCATGGCTGGTGTAGTGGGTGCCTACATGGGCATGACAGCATACATGAGTAAGAAGTAGAACGATGTCTAGTTTTGAAGCAGTGATTGATACTCTTAGAGAAGAGGGAGCTTCTCTAAGACAACAGTTGGCTGATCAGGCGCCTGAGCAGGAAAGTCCTGCTGTGCGTGATGCTAAAGATGCAGAAAATGCTAAAAGACAAGAAAAACAAGTTGACCTTTTACAAAAAATAGCAGATAACCTTGCTAATGTCGACGTCGACCTTGCCTTGGCAAGTGATGCTGGAGGGTTTCTTGTTGGCATCGGTGGAGCAATTAAATCAGTCGGTGGTGGACTAGGAAAAGCCATTGGTGGATTTATAAAAGGTGTTGCTGCTGCATCAGCATCCGGCGCAAAATTCGTCGTCGCGATGACAGCTCTTGGTGCTGGTATTGGTGCATTTTTTGGCGTTGGTACGCTTCTGATCAGAGGCGCATCTGAACTGCTTCCTGGCCTAATGGAAAACTTGAAGTCTCTTGAAGAATTAGATGGCAAAAAACTATTAGAAGTTGGTAAAGGATTAGTATCTATAGGTGCCGGCCTTGGTGCATCAGGAATGGGTGCGGCATTTGCTGCTGGTGGTATGTTTGCCGCATCTATTATAGACAGTGCGAGAGAATTCTTTGGAATGGACACCACTATGGATGCCCTCATAAAATCAGTTGAGGCATTTGGTTCAAAAGAAATTGTCGCACCACACATAGAAAAAAACTCAAAAGCATTAAGTGCCTACGGAACAGCAATGGCCAAAGGTGGCATTGGAGCGATATTTACAGCAGTAGGTTCTATTACTAATCTTGCTACAACGGGCATCGATGGTATCACAAAATTAATTGGTGGAAAAACTCTAATTGAAAAACTTGAAGAGTTTGGTGCGAAAGATGTAGATCCAAATGGTTATGTAGAGTCAAATGCTAAGGCAATGGGTGCGTATGCCTTGGCCATGGCGGGTAGTGCAGCTGCTGGTGTAACTGGCGCGATTAGTGCACTTAGTAATCTTGCTGCTGAAGCATTCGATAAATTTACAAACGCAATTGGTGGAAAAACTCAACTTGAAAAACTTTTTGAGTTTGGTGAGAAAAAAGTTAATTTAGAAAATGTAACAAACAATGCTAAGGCAATGGCTGCGTATGCTTTAGCGATGACTGCAAAAGGTCTTGGTGCACCTGGCGAGGTATTAGGTGCTGTAGGCGGAGCAATTACTCAAGCAATAGATGGTTTGGTAACATTTGCCGGCGGTAAGACTTCACTTGAAGATACGCTTAGCAAACTACAAAAATTCGGTAATGTTACAATAACTGACGCCGAATTAAAAAATATTAAGAATAATGCAGAAGCAATGGTCACATATAGTGGAGCAATGTCAGCGGCCGGTGTAGCGGGAACTGCAAAAGGTATTGGTGATTTTATTGAAGGCACTCTTGGTAGCATTGGTAAATTGGCACTTTTGCTGGCTGAAGATCCAAAAGCTAAAAAGAGTCCTCTTGATAGAGTTAAAGACTTTGGTGATTATGAAGGCATTAATGCTAAAGGAGTTGAAGATAACGCTGAGGCTTTAGGTGTTTTTTCCAGAGCGATGGCAAAGGCTAAAACTATTGAGGCAGGAGGAAATTTTAGTAAACTTTTAGGAGACATAGCATCTGGAATTGGTAGTTTTTTTGGTGGAGATAAAGATATATTTGAGCCAATTAAAAAGTTTTCAAATTTAGGTCTTGATTCTGTAAAAGCTCAGAGTCAAGCAGATGCAATAACACAAATCTCAAGGGCATTTAACACTATGCCCGTTGACACAAATACTGATAGGGCAGAGACATTTGGTAAAAACCTTAATTTTATTAGTAAGGCTGTTAGGACATTTAACAAAGCAAAATTTGATCCAAAAGTTATAACTGAATTAGCCGATACACTGCTTGTCCATACTCCAGAAATTGATAAAGGTGCAGATGCTTTGAACAAATTTGCAAGAGCACTTAATAATTATTCTTCTTTGGCTCAAACAGCTGGATTCAGAAAAACGATGATAGACTTTGCTGAGGGAATGGATATTGTCGGTAAAGTTATTGAAGGTGGTGAAATAGATAGAGAAGGTCTGACTACTGGTGATATTGATCTTATAGGACTTAAAAAGTTAGATATAGAAGGTGCGGTAGAGAAAATAAAATCTCTAAAAAAGATTCTTGGTATACAAAATGCTCCACCAGTTAGACCTAATCCCACAGAAGGTGCTGCAGGAGGAACCACCGTTGCAACCAACGCTGTCCTTGACCAGTCAGACAAGAGTAAAACTGAGCATTATCATGCTGCAGCTGTACCAATTGGTAATTTTAACTACGACTTTTTAGTCGAGTAAAGCCCGAGTCAAAGACTGACTCGGGCTTGTGCCTATCCTTTTCTTAGGCTTCTTCTGCCAACTTTTCAAAGTAAGACATTGCGTCTTCACCTTCTGGCATATCGTTACTGACAGGAGGCGGTGGTGCTGCCTTAGTCTTGACTTGTGGTTTCGCAACAGGTTCATCTTCCATAAGAGTCTCAACTGTGCGAGCAGGAGTGACACCAGAAAGAACCAACTCAAAGCGAGTCTTCAGTTCTTCATAGGACTTGAAGTTTGACGGTGCAGTAAACTCTTCAAGAGAATACAACTTGTTGTAAATCTCTTCAAGCTCATCGTCATCATCCAACAAAGCAGATGGTGCAGAAAACTCTGACTTATCATAGTT